CCACTCTAAATCCTTCACCACCACTTCCTAAATTAGAAGCATTAACTTTATATTCAAAATAATATCCATAAGTTGCGTTATCTACTGTTCCAGCAAGTGTTCCAGCGATAGCTTTGTTATCTGCTGCTGCACCTAATTTTAAATTACCATTAGATAAATTAAAGTTTTGTGTAGAAGTTAAAGGCGACATAGTACAAAAAACATTACTAGGCGTATCAATCGTCTGTGTCATTGTACCATTAACTGTAAAGTTGTTTCCGTTACCAGAACTGTCTGTTCCAAAAGCACCTGAGTTTTCATATTTAAGGAAAAAACCATTATTTCCGTAGTTTACACTTGGCGAAGTTTTAGGTTTCCATATTCCAGTTGTGCTATCTGTTTCACCAAAGTCAGATGCAGAATAAGCATAGCCATCACAATAATGAGTGTGTGCTTGTAAACCATCAAAATAATAATCTGTTCCAGTTGTTCCAACAACTTTACCTACATAAATATCACTACTAGCATTTAAAAATGTTCTATTTAATGGTGGATTTGTTTCTGTTTGAAAACTTGTAATTTCTTCTCCATTAAGCCACATTGTAACTCTGTCACTTGCTGTAGCTTGTGTGCTATCAACTGAAGCGACAATGTGATACCAAGCTGATGTATCTCTAAAATATTGATTTGTTACATATTGAATATGAGTATCTGCTCCATTATTACTTCTAAAAGCAAAATATAACCAATCAGCATTAAAATATAATTGTAAATTACTATTACCTGAATTGGCACTATCTTTATGACCTAATAATCCATATATATTGCTATTACTTAAGGCACTTCTTTTAACCCAAGTAGATATTGTGAATTTTTTATCATCTGTAACTGTTGTAGATGTTTTTGTTAATACTGTACTAGCCATTAGTTAAACTGACCTCCATTGTTAATTCCTACTGTTACTGTAATAGAGAACGCTCTATCTGCCGTTTGGCTTTCTGCGTCTGTAGCAGTAATTGTAAAGTTGTATGTTGTTTCTGATGTATCACTTCCACTTTCAGTTCCTGATAAAACTCCTGTATTTGCATCAAGCGTAATTCCTGTTGGAAATGTGCCTGATGTTTTTGAATAAGTCACCGCACTATCTGAAGAAGCTGAAAGTGTTGTTGAGAAACTTCCACCTTGTGCAACTGAACCTAGACTTCCAGCGCTTGTACTCCAAGTTGGAGCATCTGAAACTGTAAGTAAAGCTGTAGAACTTCTTACTGCTAAACCATCTGGATTTTCTACTCTGATAAAATATGTTCCGTCATCTGGTATCGTTGCATTAATTGTAATTTGAGTTGCACTATCTCTTGTTACTGTATTTGGAAAATAAACTTTTCCTGAAGTTGATATAATTTCTACTAAAGGTGTGATGACATAATTTGTTCCAGTAATCACAATATTTGTAGCACTATTAGTTATTGTGCTAGGTGAAATAGAAGTGATTGTTGGATAAGTAACTGTTTCAATAGATGTTGAGCCGCCTAATGCAACTGTACTTCCATTAATTGTAATACTATCGTTTTCTAATTTAGCATTAGTAATTGAACCATCTGCAATTCTTGCAATGTTAATTGTGCCTGTTAAACCAGAAGCATCAAAGTCTGCTACTGAGAATGTTCCAAAGCCAACAATATATAATTCGTCATTTAAAGTTGCACCAGAATTAAGTGTAATTGTACTTCCGTCTGTTGCTGTATAATCTGATGGGTCTAAGTGTACTCCGTTTAAATAGACATCAATATAACCTGCATCATAAGCAAGAGTGTTTCCGTTATCATCAGCACCAGTAAATGTTGTCTGACTTGCTGTTGCTGTGTATTTAAATCTTGCTGAAGTACCATTGATTGATGAACCCGCTAAATCAAATGATGAACCATTCCATATTTTTAATTTAGAAGCTGTAGTGTCAAACCACATATCTCCATCATCTAAAGATGTAGTAGGTGCAGTTGCTGAAATTCTATAAACTTCTCCAAAATTATTGACTGATGCTAAGTTAGAAGCAACTGTATTTACGTTGGCAATATCTCCACCAACATTGTTTACGTTAGCGATTGAACCTGCAACTGTGGTTACGTTTGCATTATTATTTGCAACTGAAGTTACATCAGAAGAAATACCTGCAACAGTCGTAACGTCTGCGTTTACTCCTGCTACCGTTGTAATGTTAGCATTATTTCCTGCTACTGTGTTTACATCAGCGATATTAGTAGCAACTGAATTTACATTTGAAATATCTGTGGCAACAGTTCCAATATCAGTCGCATCACCTGCAACTGCTGTAACGTCTGAAGAAATACCTGCAACTGTTGTTACGTTGCTTGAAATACCTGCTACTGTAGAAATGTTAGCATTATTACCAGCAACTGTTGTAATATTTGTATCATTACCAGCTACTGTGTTAACATTGGCAATGTTAGTTCCGACTGTATTAACATTATCAATATTATTAGCAACTGTTTCAATTTCTGATGTAGCTTCATTCAAGTCGTTAGCAACAGTCTCTACTTCAGATATTGCTTCATTTAAGTCATCAGCGACTTTTATAACGTCAGATATATTTGTTGCTACAGTGTTAACAGAACTAATGTTATCAGCAACAGTAGTAATATTTGTGTCATTATCGGCTACCGTCTCTACGTCAGAGCTAATGCCCGCAACTGTAGTAACATCACTGCTGATACTAGCTACCGTTGTGATGTTAGGTAAATTTGTTGAAATAAATGCTTTGTTAACAGCATCTGTGTCGGCCGTAGGTGCCGCAACATTTTTTAATCTTTTGTTCTGTACATCCCATTGAAAGTCAGCATTATCAAGTGTGATAACGTCTCCAGCTTTGTCAATAGCTTCTTGAGACATATAAAATGCTTGGTCAGAATCTGTATCTAAATCATTCTCAGTTAATACTGAGCCTGATACATAGTCAACTAATTTAGTAGATTGACTTGTAGTACGTCTGATTTCAATAGCTGCTTGGTCAGCAGGCGCTGTATCAAATGTTAATGTAGTACCAGCAGCGTCTAAAGTGTAAGCTGTGACATTTACACCATTAACTGTAGCTGATAAATCATCAGCACTTCTGTAAGAAAAAGGGATAGCGTATGCGGCTGTGGAGCCGTTACCCGTATATCTTACAAATGAATTAGCCATATTTATGTTTTATTTCTTCTAAAAGGGGTACTTTATTGAATTGCTTTCATAAAGTCATCTAAAGCTTCCTGAGCTTTTTCCCTGATAAATAAGTCTCTGTTTTCTAAAGTTTTTTGAAGAACAGGAAATTCTTTCCACATTCTTCTATAAGCTTCTCTTTCAACTTGGTGGACAATATCCAAGATATATTTTTGCCTGTAATCGTCACCTGCTACAACATCTTTTGGTAATTTATATAAGTTACTACCTTTATCTGCAATTATTGTTTCTATAACATCTTTTAAATTATATTCTTTACCTTTATATGGGACTTTAACATCCATCTTTAATTCCAACCATCTATCATAAGCAGTTTGACCATTAGCATTTCTAATAGTTCTTAAATCAATATTTGTATATCTATCTACTTTTTGTGGTGCTTTATAATTTAAGTCTCTGTCTTGAAAGAATTTAGCTGTTTCTGTATTTTTAAATTTAGTCATAGCAAAAGGTGAAGACCATAATCCATCATCATCTCCTAATCCAAATAACCAACCTCTTTTTCTATCTACTTTTTCACCTAACATATTACGCTGAGGCATTGTTCTATCTTTGTCAGAAAATGGATTTAATGTTCTAAGTCTATCCATGAAAGTAAATAACTCTCTTGAATAATCATCTGAAACTCTATTTGCATATCTAAGACCACCTGATAATGGAGTTATTTTAAATATAGCTCTAGCTAATATAGATGAGCCAATATTATCTGGCGCTCTTGCTTTCATAAAATCATCACTAAAGAAATAGTTAGCTGTTTCTAAAATGTTTTTAGTATAAAATTTAGATGTAATATTTCTAGTAATACTAGCTATAGTCGCCATAACAGCCTCTGTATATTTGTTTTCTACTTCTTCAGGCAAGTCTTTGTTGTGTTTTAAAAAATCATTAACTGCATCTACAATATCAGCAGCAATAAAAAATGGAGTCATTATAGGGTCAAGTCTATTTGCTGAAATATGATTACCTTCACTGTCAACAATAGAATATGGTTGCCATCCTGTGTTTCTTTCTCTTTCTCTATTTTCTCTCCAATCTCTTGAACCACCACCAGTAGTTCTCCCATTAATAGCAGCCAAGAAAGCAGCAGACCATATTAACCATCCTGCTTGTATTCTTGCATTTGCTTCTGCTGCGGCCTCTGGATTTAAATATTTACCATCAGAACCTTTAGCTAACATGTGTCTCATTTGAAATTGAAAACGACCTAACATTGGAAAATGTTGTGCTGTCCATCTTAATAAATTTGATGGTGTATTAATAAAGTGCATACCAAAAGCTCTTAACCATCTGTGTTTATTAGTAAATGATAAAACACTTCCTGTTATACCACCTTCTTTTTTACCTGTAATTGGATTTATAGAATAAGCAGATTGTGTGTATGAACCTTCTCTAGCATATTGTAATGGGTCATTAATTAAATCATCTGTTTCTAATGCCTGTCCTTTACTGTTCATATAATCAGCTTCTAATTCTTTAAATTTAGCTTTATATTTAGCTCTGTTTTTCCATCCATATATACCAATATCAGGAGTTTCTGCTAGTATTCTTGAGTGAATAGTTGCAGCGGCTCTACCCTTAAACATCATTGTTTTAAGAAATTCATCACCTGCTGACAACACTCTCATAGGTAAACTTGTGATATACGCTGTTGGTTGTACAACAGCTTTTTGTAAACCTGTGCCAACAACACCCAAAGGTTCCGTTAATAATTTACCAGTTTCATTTATAAATCTTTGAAGTTGTCCTTGTCTAATATTACTATCATATTTCATTTGTGTAGCATCTAAAATAGGTCTTCCTAAATAAAAACTTTTTAAGGCTCTTTTTAATGCATGACCTGTAAATGCATACTGATAAATATAAGTTTGTAATGCTTCTCTAGCTATTACTTTAGCTCTGTTTAAATCTGTTGTAGCCATGTTAGCACTTCTAAGTAACATAACAAAAGGTTTCCATTGCGTTTGTGTTAAACCTGAAATAATGTTTAATAAATGTGTATCAGGTGAAGACAATAAGTTATTGTTAATATATTCTGATGCTAAATCCCACTTGTCAACTTTTCTAGCATTTTGTAACGCAAGTATAACTTGGTCACTATCATCCAGTTGTGACACTAATCTCCAAAATTCATCAGGATTATCTTTCTTTAATTTAACCATTTCAATGTCTTCTGGTTCAATAATTAATTGTGCTGCTCTTTCTTTGCTTTTAATAACTCTACCAGCAGTGGTTGCTCTAGCATAGTTTTCTTGTAAAGATTTTTGAACACCCATTAACTCAGTTAAGATATCATTTCTTAATTGTAATTCTTTTTTAATTTTTATCTTTTCAGCATCTGTTAAATCAACTCTATTTAATTCATTTGCTAGTTTAACAATATCATCAGCTTCTTTAATCATAGAGTCACCATGTGCTATAATTAATCCATATAATTCTCTATCTTCTTTTGCTTTAGATTTAGCAAGCTTTCTTAATTTAACTGGGTCAAGATTTAATTGTTCAGCCACTCTTGTCATTTGTTCAAGAGTAATTTTTTCAGTTCCTAATTCTCCTGAAAGTTCTTTTGCTGCATTTCTTAAATATGTGAGAGCTGCACCACGCTTATATCTGGTGTAGTTAAAAGGAGTGATTGGGGGTTTGTCAGCAGTAGATATATTTGAGTCTGCTGTGTTTCTTAAATTCTTAATTCTATCATCTACAGTATCACCGATAATTTTACTTTTTAATTCTATTTCATCAATTTGTTCTTTTTTAAGATTTTGGTAATAATTCTTTTTTTCTTTTTTAACACCTATATCTTCAAATAATCTTCTACCTGTGATTTCACTTCTGCCATAATCTTGTAAATCAATAAGTTGTTTTACAGATGTATTTTGTAAATTTCTATTTGTTAATTTAAAAGCTCCGTATGAAAATCCTGCACCAAACAAAGTTCCAAAACCAAAACCAGCAGCACTAGAAATACCAGTTTGTTTTAAACTAAATTCATCTTGTACACCAGTTTCAATAGCAATACCTTGTAACAATGCGTCTTGTGCACCCGATATACCAGCTCCAATAAAGCCTTCATACAAAGCACCTTTCTTAACTGCTTGACCTAAAGCGGCTCTTTCAGCTTGTTTTGCAGCTTCTCTAATAGTCATCTCACTAATTTCAGAAGCGACTTTACCTTTTAAAGCTTCTTTTAATGCTTGCTTATAAGCTTGTTTAGCAGTTTGACCACCAATACCAAAACCAATTAAGTTAACTGGGTCAGCTAATAATGCTCCGCCATTATCCATTAACCATCCACCAAAGCTTCTATTTGGGTCATCCCACCATGATGGAAGTTGTTGGTATGTTTGTTGTATGTAAGAAAATTGTTTTAATCTTTCATCATCTTCTTCTGTTGCTACATTAAACATATCTTTACTCATAGATATAGTGTTATTATTTCTCCAACTTCTATCTGAGTAAAAATATTCTAATAAGTCTGCATGAGACAAATTATTAAATTTATCATCAGCTTCTCTATAAGAGTAGTAGCTTCTTAGTGTGTCATAAAATTTTTGAGTTTGTATTTCTTCTAATGCAGCTTTAGCATCTGATGCTTTTTTTAAATCAGCTTCAACATTTACATTTAGCATCATATCATCTGGTGATACTAAACTAGAATTGTTTTCAGATACTGTTGGTGCGCCACCAAGTATAGATAAATCTGCCATTTATTACTTTCCTGTTACTATATTTTTAAGTGCTTGTTTAACAAGCGTTTGGTCAAGTTTTAATGATTTTGCAACATTAGATACCATAGCTTCAACATCTTGATTTGTCATAGCTTTATACATTTCAGGTGTAAATTGAACACCAAAAGATTGTGTTAAATACTCTTGTAATGCAGGTACAACTTTAGCTGTGTCAAATTCTTTTCTTTCAGTTGCTCTGCTTTTAAAAAATGAAGTATCATCAGATGTCATTTGAGGTTTCACAAAACCACCTTGTTCTAAAGATTTATTTAAATTATCTAATAACTTAGTAACACCTAAGTCTTCATATAACTTCATAGTCTCTTGTCTTTTTAATTCATCTTCTTTTGCTTTTTCTTCTTGTTGTGTAACTGTTAAAGTTTTTGGGTCTATAGCACCACCTTTGTATGTATCAATAACATATTTACCTAAATTCTGTATAAACTGTTGTCTTTCAACGTTATTAGGTTTACGTTTATTTTCTAATTCAAATCTATCTTCAAAATCATTAATTTCTTTTATCATGTAATTAGTTGCATTAAACACAGCTGTGTATCCATTAGAAGACAAAATTCCATTTCTTGTAAAGTTACCTTGTACAGCAGCTTTAATTTGTGTCATACTTTGTGAGTATGTAGAACTACTTTGGTGAATAGGTTTTACGCCTTTGTTATTATTAGTGTTCCATTTTTCCCAATATGTTAATGCTTTAGTTAATTCAGCTGTTGGAATATTTCTTTTACTAAAGGCATCAATCATTTCAGTTTGGTCAGTAAAACCACCACTTAATATTTCTATTAAGAAACCATCTACTTTAGCTGGGTCGGTTTCAGCAAATCTATTAGATTTCATAACATTATCAAATGCTGTTAATAATTTAGGCTCACCATATTTTTCTAAACTTTCTCGGTATTTCATTTTTTGTTCATGTGTTTTTGGTGTGCCATCTTCGTTGTCAGCAAAAGCATCTGAAAATATACTTTTAATTTCTTGTTTTTCTTTATAATCGTTATTAATTCTTTCTTGAGTTTCTAAGGTAACTCTTTTTCTATTTAACTTACCTATTAAAGTAGAAACATCACTTCTATTAGTATCAATCAAAGACCCTAATTTAGTACCATCTTTTTTAATACCTCTGTCTGTAGACAGTATTTTTATTGCTCTATCAATTTCATCTGTTGATGTTGCTTCATTTAATAAATTTCCTGCATGTTGAATTACGACTTGATTTAATTCTTCGTTAGAATAAAATTGTCTAGGTTTAGTATCACCTTCTTCTGGGGGAAGTGGAACATTAAGAGAGTTAACTGTATCCCAAACTTCAGCAGTTGGAACAGCAGATATAATTTTAGAACCTTGATTTATTTTTTGTTCTTTAGCATATTTAGCTCTTACTTCTGCATCAGCAATAGCATCTTTAGCTTTATACTGATTAAATACAGCAGCAAAACCAAGTGTGTAAGAACCATCTCTATCTGCAAAACTTGGTAAATATTCTTTATAAAAAGCTGGTAAGTTAGTTTCTCTATGGTCGTATTTATCTTTATTTGCTTCTATATTAGCAATAGCATCTACTGCTTCTTGCCTACCTGTGTGATAAGAAACAGTTTTTTCTACGTATCTACCAGATAATTCTGGATGTTTTCCTTCTAATATTTCAGATTGAATTTGGTCAGACTTTTTACCTTCTAAAAATAATTGATTTATTTTTGTTTTAGCTTCATCTTTTTGTTTCTCAACGTTTCTATCATATATTCTTTCTAAAGCAGGATTAACAGTTCTTTGTAATGTTCTAGCTAAATCCATAGCTTCAGAGTCAGAAGCTGCATTTACTTGTCCAGCAAATGTTGCTCCCATGTATTTATTACTTACTCTTGATTTATATGCCATATATTTTATACCGTTGGTTTCTGTGCGTTTGTATGTTTCTGATAACCTTCAGCACCAATTGTTGCAACTTCTAAGAATAAACCAGTATTACTTGGCATAGATACAGGTTTAATACTATTGTATCTTTTTTGCTGTGCTGCATAAGCTTCTGTTGTTTGCCTATCTAATTTAATAGTATCAGTTTCATAATCTCTTGCAACATCTAGGAAATTATCATCATAATCTCCTGTTATGTCTTGTATTATTTTATCAGCATTACCCGCATTTAAATTTAATGACTTTGCTAATTCTTTATTTCGTTTTTGTTTTAATTCAAATCTAGCTGCTGCTTTTTCTCTACTAGCTGATACTGCTTCATTATCTATTTTAGATATGTCATTAAGGTACGCTTGGTCTGAGTTTTTTCTTGTTTGCTCATTAGCTCTCATTTGACCTTTAGCTACAGCTCTTTTAGACTGGTGAGCATATATCGCTGTACCTATCTTTAACGCAGTAACTACATCACACATAGTTTAATTATGTATCTCCTTTATCATTAATAAAAATGGTGTGTTTCCAAAACCATAATTATCTATTTGTTCTTTGGGTTCAAACCCTAAATATTGTAACCACTTAAGTGATTTCCAATTTCGTTTATCTACAAAGTTATATAAATAAGTATAACCTTGTCCCATCTCATTTATCCAATGAGGTGATTGTTTTACAAACTCTTTGGTATGTCTATATAAATCTTCACAAGACAATAACCATGCTACACCGTACTCAGGGTCAGTAGCAGGTGCTGAACCAAACATACCTAAGACTTCATCTGTTTCAGTTTTAACTACAGAATATGTTTTTGCATTATCAAATGTAAACGGTGTAACCAAAGCTTCAAGACAAGAAATATTACTGGCTGCTTTTATTTCTTCTCTATCTATTTTTCTTAATCTAGGTGCTAACTCAATAGCATCTATTAATTTTGCTTTTCTTACAAAAGCTTCTTTCATATTAAATCCTTCTTGAACGTGTGTGATAATAACCTTCAACTTCAGCACTTGCAATATATACAGGTAGATGTGAACTACTCTTAATATCTAAAACAAAGTCTGTGTTTCTAGCTATAACGGGTACCAAAAGGCTGCCTGAGCTTATTGCAGGTACGCCTACTTTACTTGTTGCAGTACCTATAATATAACCGTTCATAATTGTTGTACTCTTGCTTCTTCCTGTAGGTGTAACTTCTACTTGAAAGAAACCTGAGTTTTCAAAATTAAATCTTATGTTTCTAATCTGGTATCTACCAGAAGTAATAGACACTAAACCTCTACCAGAGCTTTCTCTGATATATTGTGTTGATAGTCTATATGTAGATGTAAAAGGTACACCAATGTAAATATCAGTGTGGTCACCTTCTAATGTGTAAGTTGAACCTGTTGTGTTTGTTAATGAATAGTTATTACCATTCGTTGCATCAATAGCAATCAAACCTGCTTTAACACCATACGGGGATGTTAGTGTTGTTAAATTAGTTCCACTATCATAAGTACCAGTAACTTGTTTTTTAAAATCTAAGTAAACACCAAAGCCTATTGTTTGGTCTTTTAAATTTCTTAAATCTAATTTAAATAATTTTGTGTCAGTATTTTCAGCAGTTAATAAATAAATAAAACTATCTACACTCATTGCACCTAAAATCTTAACACCATCAAATGTCCATTTAGACCATGCTGTTTGTACTTTTTCACCTCTATCAAAGAAGTATTTATAAATATACATTGTGTTAGCATAAGTAGGACTTACTGCACTACCTGCTGCATACGGTGCTGTTTGTGTATCATCAGTGTCTGAAGCTAAAGCAATCAGCGTATCTTCTGTAGTATTACTAATAAGTTGATATACATTTGTTGGTATTAAATTAGAAACAGATACAGTTATATCTAACCCATCATTTGTTAATGTATCATCATCAGCAAAGTATTCTCTAATAGCTGTGTTGTTATTTCTTGATTGTGCAAAGTAAGCAAACTTACCAGCAGACACAGGCCTCACAGCATCATCATGTTCAAAACTTGATACTTCATTAAGTATGGCTGTGGTTGGTGTAACTGCTTCTCCTGTACTATTTAATTTATATTGTGCTGTATCAGAAAATAAAAGTAAAGACTCATTAAATGACACAGAGTTTTTTAATGTATTAACTTGTGTACCAGACGCAGAAATATCAATTGGGTCTGTATCTAAAACTTGTGTAACTGTACTAGAAAAAAAGTTAAAGAAACTAGCATTTTCTGTAAAGATTAAATTTTCTCCTGACAACACACCTAATCTATTTTTATAGAAAGTTAAGTTTTGAATGTTTTTGTTTACAAAACTTGGGTCAGCATTACTATCAGTATCACCACAAGTTCTATCACTCCAATCTATTTCTTGAAATGTAAATGTACCATCATTGTTATTAATCAATGCATGTGGCATTGTAGAATTATCTAATCCTACGCTTGTGTTTGGTGCTATAGTTTCTTTCCATACACCATCAGTTTCAAACTCTACCCAATAATCAGACAATGTATCACCTTCATCACCAGTAACTTTTATTTTAGTTCCGACTTTACCATGATAAGGTAATTTAGTAAAATCTGATATTTCATCTCTAATAGAGTACATACCACTATTACCAGAACCATCACCTGTTGTTACAGTGTAATCAGGGTCATTATCTTTTGGTTCACCATAAATAACTGAGTTATATAAAGTAAAATCAAAGTATGTAGTAAATCCAGAATAACTACCTAAACCTTGTGTTGTAGTTAAAGTTGCGCCTGTATCAGTTCTAACAACTTTAAATGAAGCATCTGATGAACTATCAAAATATTGACTAGATTCACCATACATTAATATATCAGCAACATGCGCTGTATCTCTAAATGCACTATCATGTGTTGCATTAGAGCCTGATGGCATTTGTAATGCAGCTTTTAATCCATAACCTAATGCAGACTGCATGTCAGGATGTGTTAACTCTACAGTGTATTCTCTACCATAATTTGTCACAACAACATTAATATAAAACTCTTCATTCTTAGCAGCACTTGTTGTACTGTCTGCTAATACTGTTTTAGATTTGTTTGCAATAAAAGTGTAATCTGCAATGTTAACTAATTTAAAATCTCTTTTTGGATTTGTAGATGTAAGATAACTTGCACCACTTGAAACAGTTACAGTTTTTTCATTACCTAATAAATCATAAACTTTAACACCGCCATTATAAAAAGCAACAATGTATTGATTGTTTTCATCTTTTTGTATAGACCAAAATTTAGTTGTGTTTGGAAACACATTACTAGCATCTAATGTTGCTATGTATTCTAAAGAGGGTCTTTTAGATAAACCATCAACAATATTATTCTGAAAGTTTATCTGGTCTTCAGCTTGGTTAACACCTCTTTGTGTTGGAGTTTGCTGAGATATACCATTTAGAAAATTAGGAATACTCTGTGAAACAACTCCACCCATTAGTAAGTCCTTCTAGTTGGTCTATTTATAATTGAGAAAGTATTTGAGTCACCATTAAGCATATTAACATCTGCTTCTTGGCTATCTGCTTGATGGAAAGACATTAATGCTTCGTTTTCATCAGCAGCAATTAAATCAATAATAGCTTTATCACCAATGTATCTAGCAGCAAATCTTCTAGCTGCTTTTATTGCAATGTATTGTCTTGCATATTCTGGTAATTGTTCAAACTGTTGTACTAAAACTAAATCAACTTCAGCTGGAGCAGAAGTAAATACATCTGTATGTCTATCTAAATCATATAAATAACCATTTCTGATTGTGTAATTTAAATATCTATAATCTGCACTAGCGTCAGCTTTAACACAGTTTACGGGAAGGGGTACTTTGTTATCTTGGTCTAAAGATAATGAAGTGTATTTATAGTGGGTATTGAAATGCCATCCTTGTGATTGGATAGACATTGAAGTTTCATCTAAAATATTTTTAGCGACAGATACGTCAACTGTTGTAGTTCCTGTTATTGAGTTAACTGGAGCTTCACCAATAGTTGACAACATAATGTTTATCGCCTGTAATTCAGTCGTTGGTGTAATTCTTGTGCTCATAATCTCCTAATAATATTTTAGATAAAGACAAGGGGACAGTCTCCCATCCCCTCATCAATTTGGTTAAAAAAGCTTACGCAGCTTCTCTAATTCCTACAGCAGCCTCAGGCCTTAGGACACCATGTCCCATAGCATATTTAGCTACCATTAATGTTCCTTGTCTTCTGATGTCATATTCTGACTCAACTGCCAAGTCCATTAATTTAACAGTTCCTAC